TAAGTGAAGTAACTAACCTCTACTTAGAAAGCTTTATGCGCGTACATGAAAAAGCATTGAGTAAATTCTACTAATATTACATTCCCGAAACATAATGGAAACATAATGGAAACAATTAACTGATATAATAAGTATATCAGTACTTTTCCACTGAATCCCTAGCAAAATTTTTACATCCAAGGAGGATGCAATGGCTACCTTTGCCCTAAATCAAACATTTCTAGACACATACAAAGAACTACAACCCGATTTTGGGTGGAATGGTTTAGGTGAAGTAGTCTTTTTTAGGACATATTCACGTTCTGATAACCCTAAAACAAATGGTATGGAGAAATGGCACGATGTATGTGAGCGTGTTATCAATGGTATGTACCAAGTACAACAAGATCATATGCCCTCTCAGTCATGGAACTCTGATAAAGCACAGCGTTCAGCACAAGAAGCGTTTGATTTAATGTTTAGGATGAAGTGGTCACCTCCCGGGCGTGGCTTATGGATGATGGGTACTGACTTTGTAATGAACAGAGGCGTATCTGAGTGTCTACAGAACTGTGCGTTCATCTCTTCTAAGTATCTCCATAAAGAAAAAGGTTCATTCTTCTCTTGGATAATGCACATGAGTATGCTAGGGGTAGGTGTTGGCTTTGATACAGATGGTAAAGATATTATAAAAGTAGTCAAACCTTCAAAGCCTGTAGCTGTTATAGAGATACCTGATACAAGAGAGGGATGGGTTAAATCAGTTGAGTTATTAATTAATTCGTATATCGTACCAGAACGTATGGCTACAATTGAATTTGATTACAGTAAGATACGTGCAAAGGGGGAACCTATCAATGGATTTGGTGGGATTGCTAGTGGACCTGACCCTCTTAGGCAGCTACACGTATCCATTCGAGCAGTACTTGATAACTGTGCTGGCAGAAAATTAGGTACTAGAGAGATAGTAGACTTAGCAAACATGATTGGACGCTGTGTTATAGCAGGTAATGTTCGACGCTCTGCTGAAATAGCCTTTGGTCAAGAAGACGATGAGACCTTTATCGACCTCAAGGATTACAACAAGTACCCTGAGCGTATTGATTATGGTTGGGCATCTAATAACAGTGTGTTCATAACACCTGAGTCAGACGTTAGCAGATTAGCTGAGCGTACATGGCACAATGGTGAGCCGGGATTTGCTTGGTTAGATAATGTACACAACTATGGGCGAATGAATGGTATAATAGATACAACAGATGAACATGCGATAGGCTTTAACCCATGTGGTGAGCAGCCTTTAGGACACAAAGAAATGTGTACGCTCGTTGAAATCTACTTACCTCATATTAAGAGTAAGGAAGAGTTCAGAAGAGTTATCAAGTTCGCCTACCTATATGGTAAGACTGTTACCCTTGCCTCAAACAATATAGAAGATGAAACCTCTAGAGAAATCATGGGGGATAATCGACGTATTGGCCTATCACTTACAGGTATCACACAATTTGTGGGGGAACATGGTAGAGAAGTACTTAAGGATTGGATGGACCATGGCTACCATTGGAGTGGCGACTATGACAGAATATACTCACAGTGGTTCAATGTACCCACCAGCGTCCGTAGGACCTCAGTAAAGCCTAGTGGTACGGTGTCCCTAGTAGCCGGTGTAACCCCCGGGATACATTACAATGTCGAAGGACGATTCCATATTAGACGTGTCACACTAGCTGACAATAGCCCTCTTGTAGATAGATTACAATCGGCAGGATATCATATAGAACCTGCTGCCATTGACCCTACTAACTCTGTAGTAGTTGAGTTCCCTGTAGATGCAGGTGTAGGTGTGCGTTCTGAATCAGACGTAGAGCCTATGGAACACCTAGGGTTGATAGCTGACGTAGCTAGATTCTGGGCAGACAACGCCGTAAGTGCTACTGTTAAGTTTGATAAAGAAGAATACGGACCAGAACAACTGGCCGATATGATTAACTGGAGTAAGGATAAGGTAAAGGATATAGCGTTCCTACCCCTCAGTCCTAGTGGTACATACCAACAAGCTCCCTATGAAGGCATTACCGAAGAGGTATACAACGCTAAGAAACAAAACCTACAACCACTAGCACTATCTGTTATTGGTGATGGCGATAAACAAGCTGACCTGTACTGTGATGGTGACGCTTGTGCAATATAGGGAGGGGATCCACTTATCTAATGTTTGAAATAAGTATAGAAGAATACCAAAAACTCTTGGCAGGTAAACCAAGGGACATGCACTTCGGAGCATGGATATCACGAATGAATAGAAAGGCGTTGTATGAACGTAAAGGATCCATCTACCCAATTATTTGATATAGAAAATAGGATTAAAGTCTGTCGCCAGTGTGGACTACATAACAATAGAACATTCGGTGTAGCAGGGGAAGGTCCAGTAAACGCTGACATTGTTGTGATAGGAGAAGCTCCGGGAGATCAAGAGAATCGCACAGGTAAACCCTTTATTGGTTACTCTGGGCAACTCCTGACACAGCTACTACAAAACGCAGGGTACTCACGAGCCGACACATATATAACTAATATGGTTAAGTGTTGGGTAGGTGATGGAAACCCTGACCCTAAACAGCATGAGATAGAATCATGTGCACCATGGCTCGATCAACAATTACAACTTATAAAACCAAAGGGTGTTATTACTTTCGGTAGGTTCTCTACCAATAAGTTTATAGAGTTTCCAAACAAAGGTGGAATAGGAAAGATACAGGGACACATACGTCGGGCTTGGTGGGACTCCACACATCCAACATATATAATGCCCCTATATCATCCTGCTTATTTAGCTCGTTCCCGTGATGAAATACCAAATACTACTTCGCACTTAGTAAAGTTCCGAGAACTCATAGATGATTTAATATGGTAAGGCTCGATTAGTCTGTATCCAATGGAGTAACAGACTCTTCCCATAGCTTATCATCATAAAATTTTAGCTGCTCTTCTAACTGTAGAATCTTTTGATCCTTTACACGTAGAGCTTTTTCTAACATACGATTTTGTATGTTAACTTCACCATAAGCTAAGATTAATTCATCCGGTGAAATTTCTGTCTGTTCCATACTAGGAAATTATACTTCCTGACTTGTCACCAGAATGTTGTGCTACGTATGTCTTTACGACTGACAGTACGGCTGCAACACCAGCTGCTGCCCCTGCTTTCATAGGCTCAACATCCATACCTACTAATGGTCCCGCTGCAACAATACCCAAAAATGCTTGGATAAATGTCATCGCACAGCGTTCCCCCAAATCCTTCAAATTCGCTTCCTTAAACATTTGTACCTCCTACAGTACTATTTGCATATCTACAGACGAATTCTCCGTCTTGATATCTATCTTTATTCCGCCTAGTGCGGCGGGGGTCATCATACCTTTTTCTACATATGTATCAGAGTCCTGCATGTAACCCTTCAGCCAGCTGCCAGTACACGCAAGTATCACATCTTTATGAGATAGCTTTAGATTATTGGCATATAACTTTTGTACTTTGGTTGCTACTTTTTTATGGTGATGTCCGATTAAATATATATCTGCATCAAAAGAGTGTAGCATCTTTTCTAATTGTGTAAGTGGTCCACCTATCGCAGAGCCACCGCCCTTACCGTGGTGTAGCCATATAGAACACTTTTGTTTTTTGGGTAGTTTCATGGTAACAATACCTGAAGTGCCTAGGAATTCACATCCTAGATAATCTGCAAGTTCCTTATCTGTTGTCGTACCATCTGCGTACTCCCAGTAGTGATGTCCTTCTACAAGCCCTAACCATTTACCTCTTGTCGGTTTCAGTATATCTTTTACAACTTCTAAGAATTCTTTTGACTTTGTATCCAAAGCTTCCTGGATAGTGTCATATAGATTTCCTTTCTTTATATCAGCAATGATACTGTTCCTGTTTGATGGGCTACCTAAATCAATATAATCCCCAGTACCTATAAACATCGGATTTTTATGCGACATCGCATAGTCTACCCAACGCTGGAATCCATTGATATCACATGCAGGTGGCCCATATTGTATATCCCCTATGGGAAATAGCTGAACATCTTTTTCAGCTTTCAATGTGACTAGTTTCATGATATAATTATACCATATATAAAAAACTTTTTCAAGGAGCTTGATGTTAAAGGTTGAATTCCTAGATACAGTAGAAGGACCCTGTGTTTTCTGTGGAACATTGCCCGAAGAAACATCTATTAGAATCTCAAAAGATATCAATGAAGAACAAACTACTACAATCTGTAGTGAAGCATGTATGGATCTATTCGTAAGATTATCTGATAATGATAAAGTACCTGTAGATTGGATGGGATCACACTATGAATCGTTTATTAACCAAGATAATAAGGTGGAACTCGGCTCGATTAAAGACGACTAGTCGAATGAATTATCGTCTTCTTTTCTTGCCCATGATTCTAGTTTGTCTAGCCGCTGTTCTATGGTGGCTAATCTCTCATCGCAATTACAAACTGATTGATCAGTTTCTGAATGACTGGACTCTCCCGCAATCAGACTAAGCAGAGTATCTTTACTCCATGCAGGACCTGGATCATTAGCACGACTAACAGCATCCGTTTCATAGTGACCTATGACCGTCTGGTCATTAGCTTCAAGCCCTAGTTCCCCCAGTACCCACTGATGTATCTTAGCTGAGGCTTGCATCATAGCTTCCGGCCACTCATCTTCATATATAAAATCATAACCATAGCCGGGATCTACACTGAATCCTTCATGCTCTATACCCACAGTATACTTATTCGGATTACCTCCTGGAAAA